AAATATTATAAATTATTTAAGAATATTTTGGTGTAAAACATATCGTATTATTTCGACTTTTATTGACTTGTTTTATCTCACATTAAGTTGGTGTTTTTATACAAAAAATTCTTTAAAAAATTATGTGTTTTTGTGAACATTTTTCTCCATTATTCGTATATAATATAAGTAAGAAATCAAGAGATTTCGTTAATGCAAGGTTGCCAACACCGCAAGTTGGGATTTAATGCTAGGTATGCTTCGACCGTAACTGAAGGATTTAATGCTAGGTGTTTCGCCACCGAAAGAGCGAAAATTTAATGCAGGGGCGAAGATTTTGTCTTCGTCCCATTTATTATACATAAGGAGAAATATGCTTAAATTCTATGATATAAATGAGGATTATATAAGATACTTGCAGACAATAGATGATCAAGTACCAAATATTCATTATAGCACAAATAATAAATTCGTTTGTGGAGTTGTGCTTAATATCAATGGAGTTGATTATTATGCACCAATATCTCATACTACGAAGAAATATCAAACAAGTTTGTTAATATATAATGAATCTGTTCCAATATCTTCTATTAGATTCTCGTTTATGATCCCAGCATATGATGAAGTATTAACAGAATTAAAGTTTTCTGAAATCTCAAAGCGTGATGAAAAGTATGCAGATTTGCTTAAAGTTGAGTATGATTATTGTAAAAATAATAAAATTGATATATATGAAAAAGCTGATGCTGTATATAAAATCGGATGCAACAAGAATCATAGATTAAATTATACATGTTGTGATTTCAAAAAACTTGAAATGGAATATATGAAATATAAAGAAATACTCAATACAGACGAATTACATACGTACAACTGAGTCTATTATAATGAACTGATCAATTATGTAGCCATGCACGTATGCATGGCTATTCTACTGTAATAACAATAGTATTATAATCTCACAAAGATCTTTCACGAGGGTTTAAGTTCTGTAATATTTGCAACAAAACACAAATCACTAAAAAACTGGCAGGTAAGCTGGTCTTTTTTGTGTGTATGAAAAATTCGAAGTTGAGTGATTTAAAAATCACTTTTGCAATTATTGTTTCTCATAAAGCAAACAATCAATGCTAAAATTGTCTACCACTTGCTTCCGCATCGGTTACACTTCCAAGTTTTACCTGCGTCACTCATTGCTCCAATTACACCAAATGCTGCCGTTTTAGCAACTTTAGTTCCAGTTGATATTTTATTAGCATCAACTGAACCACAATTAGGACAATTAGGCATACAAATATGTCATATAAAAGGAAGTACAAATAACAATACTGGATATTTTGATGGAATAATTACATGTGATAAATATTATAAGTTTAGAAACGAGGTGTAATATGATAAATAAAAATATAACTGCCATTGAGGAATATATAATAGAAATTCGCAATGGCAGTAATTCATTAAAAATAAAAAAAGACGGAACAATTATTTTTAGTTCGGAATTTGATAAATTCCATTTCCTAAATCAATAAGCTCTCCACTCGGAGTAACGATTTGTTCACTACCACTGATAACAGAAGTAACCGTAAAGCCGTTAGGATATGTCAATTTTGTTTCAACAATATTATTTGACATTTTTGATTCAATTTTAATATCCTCGGCTTTACATCCTTCTGGTGGTTTAATTGTAAATTCCATAATAAATTCCTCCTTTGCAACAAAACATTATATTTAATGATAATATTTTACCATTAATTTCCTATTATAGATAGTCTGAACATGTGTTTAGGTAATTTCATCTATTCTTCGGCTATAAGATTTCCAATAATTGAAATTAGACCAGGAATGATAAATAGGCTCAGACATATAGCGTTAGTTCTGGATATCTTAATCAAATCATCCAATAACACTCCTACAACATCCGCAATTCTAACCATCATTGTAAATTGCTTAATTAGAAAATAGATATTTATAATCCATAAACCAATACTAGATGTTATTGTGATTATGGCGCACACCTTGTTTCTTAAGTTAGATTGTAACGAAAATTGTAACATAAATATTGTAATTACAAATCCAGTCATTAGTATATAATTTCCATTTTGGAATAATACAAATGAAATAGCTGAAAAAATTACGTCTGTTATTATCAAAATAATACCTTTTATTTTATTATTTTTACAATAGTTTACAGCAGACACTACAAGAAGTATTAATCCTGTAAAAAATAATACATTTAATAATAAATAACTCACTTTATCTCCATTAGTAAGATTAAAAGGTTTTGAACTAAAGGATATTGTTTTATAAAAAGTATTCCTACCTTCACTTAAACCGTAACTTGTAATACTTCCAATAGAAATAATAACAAATAGCACTGATATTAAATTCATAACAACTGAAAAGTTTTTCTTTATAAAATTCATACACTTCTCTCCTATACAAAATCTTTTTCATAACCTCAAACATTATGAAAAATATTATACCTTAACATAGTATGATATTCAAGACAATAGACGACAATGATTCATTATCTGGACAGAGAATTGTATCAAAATTTACAGCGAGAAAAATTGCACAGGAAGAAGCTACTAAACAGTTAGAAATAGATATACAGTGTTTAAGAAACTACGAGGCAGAATGTCAAAAAGGCTCTGTATCAACGGAAACTTTCAACAACACAATGAAAGGTGCAAGTGTTGAAGCACAAAAATATGCTGTAAATATTAAAGAAGGAACTGGTTCGGCACAAACATTTGCTACAAATCAGAGAACAATTCAAGCTTCAATGTCTGAAACTTCTATTGTTTCTAAAGTTGCTGCTACTGGTCTTAGCATTTTTAAAGCCGCATTAAATTCCCTTATCTTTTTTGCAGTTATTGAAGGTATTCAACTTTTAATAAAAGGAATAGATAATCTTATTTTAACTGCTGATGAGGCAGAAGAAAAAGCAGAAGCTCTTAGAGGAAATATGCAGTCATTCTTCGATGAAGTTCAGTCTGGACAACAGACAATTTCTTCTGTGTCAGACAGATTTTCAGAGTTAAGTGAACATGTTACAAAAACAGGCGAAAATATAGACCTTACAAAAGACGAATATTCAGAATATCTTGATATTTGCAATCAAGTAAAAACGATTATGCCAGAACTGGTTACTGGATATACAAACGAAGGGAATGCAATTATCACTTTAAAGGATAATGTTGATAGTCTAACAGAGTCTTACAAGGAAAATATCAAAGCAAAAGCGGCATCATTTATAACTAATGGTGATGATGATGGGAACACTATTCAAAGTTTCTTTGATGATTATGATATCTTTACTAATGGTGAAAATGGATTATTTGCTCCAAGTGCAGGTGGTCTTTGGAATAATAAATCAACTGATTATGAAGATTATTATGGTTATGATAAGGTTCACGAATGGTTATCTGACGTTTCAGAAATGAGTCTTAAAGATTTACAAAATCTTCAAAAAGGTACTACTGAGGCTACATACCTTTATGCCTTGTTAAAAGAAAATGGTTATGAGTTAGCAAATATTACAGAAGATGATTATAATGCCGTACATGATGTTTTGACTACTAGACTTACTTCTCTTGAAGGCGAAATGACTACAAGAGTTAGCAATATAAAAATGTCATTGCAACAGATGTTGTATGCCGATGGAGATTATTGGAATATAGATGATAAAGAAGCATTGTCAGCACTTGATTCATTCTTTGCTTCAATAGATGATGAATTTATTAAACAAAATAACTTACTATCGCAAACTGCTTTACAATCATTTGAGAGTAATGCTGTTGATTTGTTTCAAAATAAATCTACAAAACAATCAATGATTGATATTTTTAATCCACAAGGCGAAGATGAATCAATCAAAGATTATACAACCAGAGTTGAAAATGCAATCTCTGAAATCCAGAAATATTGTGACGAGAATGGTATTACTATCCCATTTAATTTTGGAACAGAGGATGATCCAAAAGGCGTTCAGAAAACAGTAGATGATTTACAGAAATCTTACGATGATGCCATCTCGTCTGCAAAAGAAAAATACAGTGAAGACCTTACTCCATTCTTTGAAGAAAATTCTATTAACACACAAGAAGAAATTGATAAGTGGAATGAGGTTGCTGCAAGTTGTGATACTGCTACCGAAGCGAAGAAGAAATATTTGGGAACTGACGCATCCGAAGAAACACCGGTTTCATTCAAGAAAGCTTGGGCTGGTTTGGATAATAATGAAGATTATAAAAATACTAAAAAAGAAGTTCTTGAACTTGCCGAAGCAGGCAAGCTTACTGATGAAACATTCGCAAAAGCTGATGGTGGTAACGCCAAGAAGTATTTCGACTCAATGAATATTGGTGTTGAAGAAGCTGTTAAGAAAATTAATGCTACTGTTGATGCGGTTAAACAACTTTCTTCTTTGAAAACAGGTATTACTTCTCTTCGAGATGCTTATACTGAAAAGAAAGAAAGCAAAAATAATGTAGTAGGTTCAGATACTCTTGGTAAGCTTGAAGACGAATTTGGTAACTTAGGTAAGGCTTGGACAAATTATAAAAAAATCGCTGGTTCTTCAAAAAGAAACTTAAAAGATTTAAGTTCAGCTCAAAACCAACTTGCTCAAGCATATTTAAATTCCAATAACTTTTTATCAAATTTGGTTGATAAAACTGGAAAATATGATGAGTCAGTAAGACAATTATATATTAGTCAGCTAAAGGATATGGGTGTTAAAAATGCTGAGGAAGTTGTAGATTCGGAAATTTCCCGACAATTAGATGATGCTGCCGCAGGCTATGCAGCTCTATCTGAACAGCAGAGAGAAACTATTACCTCTACTTCTGAATTAAAAGACAAAACGGCAGATGCACTTATTCAATTATACTTAGAAGCAACTGGTTCAGAAGAAGCAAAAAATGCTTTGTTAAGATTATCTCTTATAAATACCAATTGGGAAGATTTAGATGCTACTGAAACTTACAATCAGTTAATAAAGATAGCTGAAGCTGCTGGAATTGCTACCGGAACAATAAAAGGCTTACAAGATTTAAAATTAGTCGCACCTGATATTAGTTCTGGAAACTCTCTTGAATATCTTAATAATACGGTTGGAAATTCATTAACTACTGGTGGAATTGTAACTAATCCTTTTGATCCTAATAATAAAAAGACTACCACAAAAACAAAAAAACAAGCAACAAATGAAGCATATAATGATTTACTTAAAAAACTAGGTGGAGGAAATTCTACTGTTAAAGTAAAAATTGAAATGCCTAATGTTAGTACTGCACCTACTGGTGGAGGTGGTAAAGGTGGCGGCGGAAAGAACTCTTCTTCCGATTCAAAAACCCAATTTGACTGGATTGAACGTAGGATTACTAACCTTCAAACGAGATTTGATCGTTGGAAAACCATCATTGAAAATTCTTCTCTCAAATTCATAGACAAATACTATAAAAAAGCCACAAGCTATGCTAAGAAATTAGTTAACACAGAAGGCTCTGCTTATACTAAGTATATGAAAAAGGCTAACGGTGTTAAACTTAATAAAAGTCTTAAGGCAAAGGTTCGTAATGGTAAAATCTCAGGCAAGACTTCTGACTTAATCAAGGAATACGGTAGTAAGACTGCTGATAAGATTCAGAAATATCAGGATTACTACGAAAAAGCCACTAGTGCATTAGATTCTTTTGTTGAAAAGGCTCAGGAATTATATAATCTTCCACTCGACAAAGCTGCGGGCAAAATCGAAAAGTTCAGTGATGCAATTGACCTCCTTGAAAAGAAGTTAGATAATGCTATTACTGCTACTGCTAAAAACAAGATTATTGATGACGAAGTTAAGCAGAAAAAGAAAACTTATGATGCTAACAAATCAGCCAATAACAAAGCTCAGAAAAATCTTAAAAGTGCTGGAAAAACATTAAAGAAATCTGTTGGCAAGAGACAGAAAAAATCTATCACTAAAGCTGTTAAGAATGGTAAAGAAGTTGATTTAGCTAAGTTCAAAGAAGGTTCAAAAGCTTACAAAGCTGCTGTTAAGTATAATGCTGCTCTAAACGCAAAGACAAAAGCTCAACAGGAAAAAGATGTTTCTGAGCAAGAATATAACTACTATAAGGATATTGAAGCTCCAAAGACTAAATTCGACAATGTTAAAGATGAATACGAAAATAAACTCACTGTCATTGACACACGTATTCAAAATCTTGACAACCAGATTGATAACATTGAGGCTTCTGGTGCTACTGTTGATAATTCTTTCTATAGAGAAAAGAAAAAACAGACAGACCAAAAGAAAGCTCTTCTTATTGAAGAAAAGAATAGACTTACAGAAAGTTTAAAGGGTATTAAGAAATATAGTGCTGAATGGTATACCGCAAATGATGAGATTAACAAAGTTAATGATTCTATAGCTGAATGTACCAAAACTCAATATGAGTTAAATGATGCTATTGCTGAGGGCAATAAAAAAATCTTTGAGAAGAAACTTGAAGGTTATCAACGTATCATTGACGAACAGGACTTCTTACTTGGTTTAATCGAACATGAGGACAGTGTTGATTCTGATACTGGTGTTCGTACTGACGCAGGAAATGCAAGATTACATTCTTATACTGCTGACTACTATGCTTCTGATGAGAAAGTAAATATTGCCACTGCTGAACGTCAACGTCTTGAAAATATGAAGGCTGCCAAAGAATATGGTGTGGGTTATGAATATAGTTCTTTAGAAGCCCTTAATAATGCAATTAACAATATTATTAAGACTCAACAGGAAAATATAGCTAGTAAATATAGTATTGAGAAAAAGATTGTTGATGAAGTTACCAAGTCTTACCAAGCACAAATGGCTGTGTTACAAAAGCTTATTGATAAAAAGAAAGAACAGCTCGAAACTGAAAAAGATATTTACGATTATCAAAAGCAAATAAAAGAAAAGACTAAGAACATCGACACTCTTAGAAAACAGCTTGCTGCAATGAACGGTGATACATCTAAGGAGGCGATGGCACAGAAGCAGAAACTTCAAGTTTCTTTGAATGACGCTGTTGACGATTTGAAAGACTCAGAATATGACCGTTATATTTCTGACGTTTCTAAGATGCTCGACAAACTTCAGAAAGAATATCAGGAATGGCAAGAAAAATTCCTTAAAAAGTTTGATGAACTTCTTGCTGAGGGTTTGGGTATTGGAGATAGTACGAACGGTTCTTATCTTGCAACCATTGCCAAGAATAGTGGTTATAATATTCAAAACCCTAACGCAAACAACAATGGCAAAGGTGGAGTTAATAATGATGGTAGTGCTAATGGTAATACCAATCCTGTAAAGTTGGAAGATAACAATTCTTCTAATAACAATTCTTCTAATAACAATTCTTCGAAGTCTAGTTCTTCTGCACCAAAAGTTAATAATAAAATTACAGCAATTGGTATTGAATCAGAAGAAACAAAAGCTAAACAATATATAAATAAGAATAAATCTAAAAGTACAAAACCTTTAAGAGAATATTCTTATGTTAATCAGAAAATTGCTGCTTTAACAAAAGATAAACACGGTACTTATGTTTTAAGTACTTCTCATCTTAAAGGATTAGCAAAACTTCTTGGTGTAAAACAAGATGGAAATTACAAAAAATCTGGTAAATTAGCAAAAAAATTACATTCTATTGGTCTTAAAGGTTTCTCCAAAGGTGGTGTTGTATCTGTTGATTCACTCAATAAACAGATTAGAGCCAATGGAGATGATGGACTTGCTTCGGTAAAGAATGGAGAGGCAATTCTTACTCCTGCTCAGACAGAAATGTTTAAGCAATTTGTCGAGAATATGCAAGGCAATTTACCACAGCAGAATCACAAGATGTCAAACAATTTGGCAAACTTAGCAAAAGTTATTCCTAATAATATTGACTATGGTGGAGTAAACTTTAACTTTGAATTGAATAATGTAACTAATGGTGATGAATTCATTCGTGAAATTCAGACCAACCAAAAGATGCAGAAAGCACTTCGAAGTGTTACAGTTGACGAAATTAACGGCGGTGGTCGTTTATCGGTTAACAGAATAAAATAATTATTATTTGAAGAGTAGTCTCTTTATGGGACTGCTCTTCTTATTTTAAGGAGAAAAATTATATGTTTAAGAAAAAGAAAATTGACATTGTTACTAATGATGTTTTATATAAAGAAAATCAGCGACTAATGCGTGAAAATGCGTTATTGCGTCAGGAAATTGAAGCTATACACAAGTATAAAAGCAATTATGAAGAGTTAATTGCTCAAGCTAAAGATTGTAAGAAAAGATATGAGGAAGCTCTGGATGAATTTAAAGAGTTAGAAAATTCTTACAAGAAAGAATTAAATAAAATTATAAATAAAAAATAACTAACATGGAAGGAGGTACTTGCTATGATTGCAATGGATTTTTGTTTTGACGGACTTTATCTTAGCGACTTTGGATGTATTATTGTAAACTTCAATAACGACAATAGAGAAACATCTGGTGGTAATACAGAATATGATTCTGTCAAAGCTCCTGGCAGAGATAAGTTCAGATTCTATGGTTCACAATACAATGAGCCATTAAGCACCACCATTTCTATTATGAAGAATCCTTGTTTAAGTGATTCTATTGAAGATATGAACTTTAATCATAACGAGGAGAAAAAAATTACAAAATGGCTAAAGAAAACTGACGGATATAAATTGTTTAAGTATGCACAAGGTAATGAGAACATTCAGAATCCTTATTTTTCTGTTGCTATGGGTAAAGAAATTGGCTCAGATTCAGATATTTGGTATCAAGTTAAAATTGATGTTGTGCCACATAGATTATATGATGATTTAATCGGATTCGACTTAACCATTACAAGTAATTGTGCTTATGGGTTTACACACACTATAACAAAACAGGCAACCATTAACAGTACTACTCCTTTTTCTTTTGAAGTAGATACTGACGCAGATGAATATATTTATCCTGAAAAATTTGAAATGAGTAATATACATACTATTGGCTCTTTCAACATAGAGAACAAATTTGATAAAGAAAGAAGCATTAATAATGATATGGCAACTTCTTTCTATGAAATAGGAATGCCTTTTTTAAGAAAAGATTTATCAATGAACGATTTGATGTGTCAAACTCAAAAAACAGTTTCAGAATTTGAATTTATAAGAAACAAAAAAATTGATATATCAAAGATTACTTATATTACCAATTTGTATGATTATACCATACTACATTTTTCAATAAATAATTCAATTTCTGATTATCCAAATGGTTTTAATATTTATTTTTCAAATGAATCACATGGAATTATCGGAAGTAAAAAGGTTGATTTTAGTTCTTTTGACGAAGATAAAAATGAATTTTATATATTTTTAGACACAAAAAAATATGCTCATTTGTCAATTGCGGGAGAAAATTATTCTTCTTCTACTTTTATCAATTTAATTAGTGTATCTACTTATTCTTCAGATTTTGAAAAAACTAGAATAAAATACGATTTAAATACAAAGAAAGTAATTGATTTTAAGTTATTTAGAGTAACTGATACACAATTCAAAAAAATTATCTTGAAAAAAGAAATTTATAATTCTAAGGATGAATTATTACACGAAGAAATACTTGAGGATTGCAACTCGTTAACTTTACAAAAAGAGTCCCCGGAAGAAAGCTATTGTGTTCTTACTAACCTTTATTTTGCCAATCCAGAAGGGTTTAAAGATGATACTTCAAAATCCTCTAGTTCAAAGGATGATAATAATAACATAAAACCAGGTTCTTCAAGTAGTTCAGGTTCTAATACCAATTTTCAAATTACTGAATCAAATAAAGATGAAGATTATAAGCCTGCATATTTTAATTACGACCTAACAGTATTTGAAACAATTAAAACAGATTTTCTTTCTTTAGATTGTGACAACGAAATCATCACAGGTCTTGATAATCCAAATCATTTTAATTGGTATTTTCCTCGTTTAATTGACGGAAGTAATGAGATTGTAACTGACTCAGTTAATGATATAGATATAGAAATTACTTACAGAGAAGCAAGGATGGTGGCATTATAATGGCAGTATTTAGTAAAGATTTAACAAGATTAATACGTTTAGATAAGAACACTTCAAAGCTTTCTAATCCTGAACTTCTTCTTATGACAAAGGACTTTCAGAAAATAGGTAAACTTGGAGAATATACTAATTGGAATGTATCTGTTTTAGGCAACAGTGTAGATGAAATATCTTTTGATGTTGCAAAATACGTGGATGGTAAAAAGAATCCATTATGGGACAAAATCACTGACTTAAAGGTTGTTGAAGTAATGAAATATGGTCGATTCGAGATTTCAGTAACTTATACTGACAATACAAAAACCGTAAAATCAGTTCACGGTTATTCGTTAGAAACCGAATTGGCACAATTATACTTGAATGATTTTCATGTTAATGACGATGATGCAATGACAATGGAAATGACTGAATATAATAAGGATGATTTTGATAAGGATGGTAATTTTATTCCTACTGTTTTCTATAATCCCGATGACAAAAATCATTCTCTTCTTCATCGTGTAATTGCTGACAAAGCACCGCATTGGGATATTGGATATGTAACTCCATACATTTCTTTGGATGATGATTATACCATAGAACAATCAACTCAGTTTCAGCGTACATTTACTGCCGATGGAACATCAATTTATGATTTCTTAACGCAGGATGTTGCTGAACAAGCAAATGTTGTATTTATTTTCGACACTATCCACAGACTTATTAACTGTTACAGTTTATCTAATGGATTAGACGAAAATGGAGATTTAAAGCATATTGCAATTGGTTCAGATACAAATGTTTATATTTCCAAAGAAAATCTTGCTCAGGAAATTGTATTAGAATCCAATAAGGACGAAATTAAGAACTGTTTTAGGATAAAAGGTGGAGATGATACGATTAATGCTTATGTTAGAGCAATTAATGTTACAGGTTCTAATTATATTTATAAGTTTGACAAGTTTCAACAAGAGGATATGCCAAAGGAACTTATAGTTAGATTAAATGAATATCAGAAAGAAATTGAAATTAGAAAACCTCAGTATCAAAAGACTGTAGAAGAATTATTTAAGGCATATGATAGAAAATCTGAATTAGAAAGTTCTATGATGCCAGGGAATGCAAATGATAGTGTAGATAAATGGATTGCTACGACAGCAAAAGAAATGTACGATAGTATTAAACAACAATTGATAGATAATAAGGTTGGTGTTTTTAAACTATCAGATTATAATAAAAATTATTTTATTGGAGTAAGCAACAATGTTGAAGCAATGGCTAACATCTATAATGATAGCCGTTTTACTTTAAAAATGATGAGTGACAAGTGTAGTTATGATCCTACTACTGCAACTTGGACAGGTAATTTTACTTTAACAAAAGTAGATGACGAAAGTGATTATTACCCAAAAACTGAAGAACAAAAAGATCAAACGTTTAGTGTCAGTATTGTTGGTGAAGAAAATGAAGGATTGTTCATCAAACAAAAAATCATGCGAAAATTAAATAGTCAGGGAATTCTTGATATAGATGAAGATATTTATAAATATCTTTCAGAAAATGAAGAATTTACTGATGAAAAAAGAAAAGAAGTTTATGATTATTTTAATAAATATTCTTTGGCTAGATTAAAGAGTTTTAGAGATGGATATGATGCCTGCATCAGTACATTGCAGGATTCAAATATTGTTTCCACCAACACACAAAAGAATTTAATATATGACCGTTATCGCACTCTTCTTGATATTACAAGTGAATTGTATAATTTACGTCAAAGTCAAGTCGATAAACAAATAAATCTCATTTCTGATATCCAGAACAAACAAGCCGAAATTCAGTCTGGTTTAGATCTTGAAACATTCCTCGGAGTTGAATTATATAATATTATGTGTATGTATCGTAGAGAAGATACTTATGAAAACAGCAACTATGTTTCAGATAATTTAAGTGACTCTGAATGTTTAAAGAAAGCACAGGAACTTGTTGACATTGCCACAAAAGAATTAAATAAGGCTTGTGTTGTTCAAAGAACCATTTCTACTACTCTTAATAATATCTTCGCTATCCCCGAATTCGAACCTTTATGGGATAGTTTTCAATTATATAATTATATAAGAATTAGAACTGATGATGAATTATTAAAGTTAAGAATTATTGGTGTTGAAGTCAGTGGTGATACTACTTCTGACTTTTCTGTTACTTTTGCCGACAAGATTGAAAGTGCTGATGGGACAACCAGTGATACAAAAAGTATTTTAGATCAAGCACAAAGCATGGCTACTTCTTATAACAGTACCGTTGTTCAGGCAAAGCAAGGTAAAAATGCAAAGAAT